TTGAGATTAACCGCGGTAATTACCATGGTCTAGTTAACTCTATCATTGACAACTATTTTAGCATTAGGAAATACGGCGTGATTGCAATACCTACCCGCCTCGGTTCTCATGCCTTTAATTCTAGCTGGGCATATTGGTAAACCAGCCTTTAACTTAAATTTACTAAAGAATCCTTTGCCATCTATAACAGAGTCAGCAACGTATAAATGTTTGTATTCCCTAGTCAGCTTGATTTGGTCGTCTTTATTTTCAACTTGAGCTGTAATTTCTTCCTGAGTCATGCCGATAGAGTTAACTAGACCATGGTAATTACCGCGGTTAATCTCAATATTAAAATCGTTTAACTCGTCGAAAGTCTCAGCGGTAATCATCTTTTGTATTTCATCACCAGTACCACAATCATAAGGATGGAAGGTTATCCAGCGTGTATCTTCGTGGGCATAACCAGCCCTTTTTTTACCTGACATACCTTTAAATATATTGAAGCCGGTTAACCTTCTTGGCTTATCGGTATCAGTTGAGACGGTAACATCTCCGCTAATCATTATGTCAAAGTGGTCAAACTTGTATATTTGCCCCGTAATTATAGTGCCTTTTGGGATGGTAATTTCCCGACCATACATGCCGCCGTGAATATGATGCGTTACCGGTATTTCAACTTGTGGAAGTTCTTTGGCTCTTTCTTCATACGCCAAGATTTTCTCGCGGTTAGATAATTTGCTACCACTGCAAATATTACTCACTTCATTTAAAGCTATTTCCATGTCTAGCATTTAATACCTAAACCCTTATTTGTAGTTCTATTAACCTATTCTATCAAAACCACCAGATAACGGTAGTTATACTGTGCGTCCTGACACGGTAAAGTATAGAGAACTTAAAGCTGAACTTTCAACCCTTAGTGACCCACCAGCCGGTATTACCTGGTTAACTATGCCTATTCCTAGGTTATTCTCACCCCAAACCACTATTTCAAATGGTATTTGAGGCAATAAAGAGCCGACAGACGTTACTATATACGCTTTATAGCTAGCGTTAACGGTTGAATTATTAGCCACTGTAAATGAATCTATAACTGTGACCTTGTCTGTTGGTGAGGTATAAACCGTTTCTGGTGTGTCGATAACTGTATTAACAAAGTTGTCTGATAGCTGTATTACTGCCATTAGCCTGTAATCTCCACAGAAGCAACGGACGCAATTATATTTGATGTCCCGTCGGTGTTGCTGAATATCACGCGAATATTATCATTTGTTGATAGGGTCGTAAGCGCACCAATTGGAACGGTTGTAGGGTCTGCGCTTTGAGTTTGCGCCCTAGACTTAACTAGCCCTCCATCACTTACTGTGCCATTCCAGTTGACAGCAAAACGAACCTCTAGCACGTTAGCTCCTCCACCTGACTTTTCGACGGTCGCCCTACCCATCAATGTTGCCTGAATATCTAACTCACCGATATAAGTTAAAACCCCATCAGCAGCAGCGGTAAATCTATCACTGATATCACTAGACCAAGAAACGCCGCCACCACCGGGTATGCCTATTTCTTGCCAATCACCAGCGCTACCGGTTATTATCGTTTCACTGCCTCCGGTTAGAAATATGTCAGCGGCATTCATGGTGTTTTTTACGCCTGAGTTACCTTGAAAATCCCATCTAACGTCATTAACTGCAATATTAAATAATGGACTTGTAAGAGAGCCGAAGTTACAAGCACGAACCGATGCTAAACTTCCGGGTATAACATTACCGCTATTGGTCAATCCAGAGATGGCAGTAGTCGAGGCATCCCCGAGCACAATAACACTATCAATATCTATCTGTATTGAGGTGGAACTGCCGAAGTCAAAAACCGTACTACTCGCAATCATGCCTATAAAAGCTACCCGCAAGAAACTATACGCTATCGATGGTGAGGAGCCTGAAAATGAAACCGCAGTAAGGCCGGTTACATTTGTTATCTGCATTAACTCGAATACTTGCCCCCCAGCGCCGGTAGATGTTAACAATTTAACACAATTTAGAACCAAGATTGAAGTTGCGTTGACTCTGTGTTCTGGATTGCTTGAATCATCACCGATGCACTCGAAAACCGTTGAGGCAGGGCAATCTACAACAGTGTTGGAAATATTAAACACGCCATTTGTATTAGTGAACATTGAACCTGTTCCGGTATAGGTTAATGTTGTAGCGGCACCCAAACCACGCATAATTCCGCCTGTTGTTATGAACCTTTTTGCTGTGCTAAAAGATGCGCCAAGTTGGTAAAGCAATCCAGGCGTTAATGTGATTGTTGTTGCGTCTTGTGTATCAAAGTCAGCCTCGGAATTTATTACTCTTAGGTTTTCTGGCTGCGCTGATAGTTCGGCGTATAACTCGGTAAAATTAGCCTCTGTTTTTGTGAATGCGCTACGTAAAGTATCGCCGTCTTTAGCGTCTGCTGGGCCTATTGTTATGTTTTGCTGTGCCATTAAGCTATAACCTTATCTGTTGTTATTGTCGTTAAATCTGTTGTGAATCCAGTGGTGTCAATGGTGAATTCTGGCAAGCCTTCAATCTCGCGCCTTAATTGTTGTAATAATATGGCGTTAGGGAATGAAGTTGCTTCTGATTCAATTACCAGTGTCGATGTTTCGTTAGATGCACTGGTCACTAACTCAATCCATCTAATAAATCTAAGTGTTAGATTACCCTCTTTATCAAAGATATCATCGTAACGCCTAGGTACTACTATTTCAGCCATTAATCGGTGCCCCTTTCTGGTGTAGCTGCAATTCTAACTAGGTTAGCTTCTACAGGGTCGGTAATGCTGAAGCGCATCATCCTAGTTCTTGGGAATCTGCCTTGTCTATGCCACACGGTTTCGTGACCATATTCGCCAATCTTGCCAATTGACCGACTAAACTCAGGTGTAAAAGTATTTCCGTTATCATCTGAAAAGCTCATTCTTATTGTTGGGTCTGAGCCTTGACCAATAGTTAAGCCCACACCAGCGTCAAGAGTCGCCTCTAATTCACCGGAGAATATACTCACTCCATCAGCATCAAATAACCTTGTTGTTGCCTGTCTCAGTACCTCTTGCCCGTATTCGGTAAATACTGTGTCATCAAGGTACCCAATATTTCCGCTAGTAGCATCACCGACAAGCAGCTTTCCATAAGCATCTGTAACCGCGTTAACTCTCCAAGAGTTTGCGCTAATGCCGGATTGAGCCTCAAACCATACACTTGAGCCAGACAAACCTGAGGCTGTGCCGTTATATACAAATGTCCTACTGGGTAGGGTTTCAGAGTTAAATGTAAATACAGCCAAGAACTGACCGCGCTTTGAGTATGAAAAACAAAACGCCTTTGATATTTCGGCTTTGCTGAATTTCTGTATTGCGTTATCAATCGCATCTGTTGATATTTTTACAGCTGAACTACCTGAAGATTGTCGCCATATCGAAGCTAATTCACCGTCACCACCACCTATAAATAAATAGGTATTATCAAACTTAACTATGCCATATTTAGACCTAACACCCTTTTGAGTAAAAGCGCCTGACACCCTTGTAAATGGAAAGTTAGTAGCTGAGCCGGTGCTCAAAACAAACACCTCAGATGAGTTTTCACTCAATACGGTTAATTCATCGTGGTCAAGTATTTGGGATACTAGTCCGTCTGGGTCGGCGTCACTAGTCGAGGTGTCCAAGGCATCATAAACCAATGGTTGATTTAAGTTAGAGGTAAATACCTGCTTGCCATCTAATGCTACAAATGAGTAAAAGCCCCGGTAATAAACAACAGATGATGATGGTTGGTAATTGGCGCTATTTATTTTGGTGATGGTATTGGAATCAACATCAAAGACGAATCCAGCGCCGGTGTCAGGTGTAACAATTACGATAACATTACTAGCGTCAATTTGATTACCAGATGTTGCCATGATAACCCTATCTGTTCCGGGTATCGTTCCGTGTGTTGTGGTGCTTAGGTTTTCATTGACAGAAACCAAGCTCGTTCCGCAGACGAAATAAGGCTTGCTAGCTGATTTAATTACACCGCGACAAGTACCAAAACCAGTGTTTGTAATAAGTGTCAGGCCGCTAGGTTGCATTAAAGCTCTTGCGCTTGGTGACTCACCCTCCACAACAGTGGGAATCCAGTTGATGCAATTCTGTGAACTAACTGCTGGACTGGCTGACTTATAAAAACCTAGTGGAATGGGTATTTCGATTCTTGGCATTAGAAATTATCATCCTGGTTGTTAGGGAAGAATCTTCTATCTGTATCAACGTTTGCGTGACGATTGCCTGAACCCATAGGAAGTGTATCAGGATAAGCAACCTCGCCAATGTATGCGGATGATGCTTCTAGCCTTTCTAGGCTACTACTGGCCACGTTAAATAGTGTCTGAGTAGCTAATTTACTAAATGATGGTGCAAGCCTTATGGCTAGGTTGTATTTTACGGCTGCTATCGCATTTCTATCCAGGTTCAAAGTGTCTTCGTTGTTGGTGACTTCTTCATAGCCAACAATAATCCCTGCTTCATCCCACTCAGCAAGCATGTCGTTACATCGACGCAAGCCAGATTGAAATTCATCATTGGTAATTGGTAGCTCGGCAGTCTTAACGCCTAATTCCTCTAGCGCATCGTTAACTATTTCTAACATGGTGACCATGATTAAACCTCGTTCAAGTCTTTAACTTCAGCAACTAATACAGCTTTAGTTCTGCGCTTATCCAATTCAACTTTAAAGTGTTTGCGTGCGTATGCTTCAAGCTCTGCTTTATTCATAACGTCAAGATTTAACTGGCCGTTGATTCGTTCATTAACGCCTGCGATAGCTTCACCTAAAACCTGTACTTGTGCCGCATCATCCTCATCAACACCAAAATCTACTATCTTAGCGAATTTAGCGGGAGTATCTGCCCATCCCGCTTTCTCATGCTTTTCAAAGTCACAAGAGTTAATTATTTTAGGCTCTAGCTTTGCGTGATAAATCCACCGTCTGAAATTCTTGTTCATTTTATGTTCCCTTTATATTGCATTTAGTATACAGCGAATAACACAAATAAAAAAGGCTACCTAAAAGATAGCCTTTTTAATCATCTAACTACTGATTAAGAAGTGGTACGCACTGCGAAGTCAGGATTCTGGGCCTTAACACCATAGAGGATATCGAAACGATAGATTGTTTTATCGTTGATGATATCGTATTGACGTACAGCACGGATAGAGATGTTGTCGAAACTCTCACGGCTAGCGGTTGCACCATCTTGAGGCAAGTCTAAAGGAGCCATTGCTAAGGTGATCGCATTCTCATGGAATGCTAAGTTTTGCTTGTGGCTTGAGCCACCAGCACCAGTTTTAACAGTGATAACGGCGTCATCTGCCGGAGCATTTGTAACCGTTTGATATGCGCCACTGATAATCATTGGCGGTGAGATGGTTAAAGTAGCTGGGCCGGTTGTAGCACCAGAAGTTGCGTCACTTACAACAGTAAATGTTTGTAAATCACCAGTATCTACGCGAGTTTTACGGTTAACAGAGTTAACACCAGCAATGGTAATTACATCACCAGCAAGCAAGATGCCAGCGATGCTGTTAGTCCAACCGTTAGTAACAAGTGTTTGTGTCCAAGCGTCACCTGATGAAGCATAGGTTGTTTCTTGAGCGGCACCGTCAATTAACGGAGTACCAGTAGCGACACCAACGGTATGTAATTTAAGTGATTGGTTTTCGAATAACTCAAATTTACTGTAACGACCGATAGCCGCTTCTTCGATGGCTTTCTTGGCGATTTCTGTAGGAAATACAGTTTTAAGGCCATCAGCTAATGCCAAAGATGCGTCTTCATCGTAGAAGGCAGACCAGCGAACATTCATCGGAGTACCAAGCTTGGTTAATACTTTAGCAGCTGCGCCAACTTCCAAGAAAGTTGATGGTGCAGTGCCAGGAGTACCAACAAAGTTACCAATGGCTTTATAAACATCGGCAATTGATGATTCAACTTGTTGTGCTAACTCAGCCGCTGCTGGTTGAACATAACGCTTAGTGAAATCTTCAACGCTTAAAGTTAAATCTTGAGAAGTAATCTCAAAGTTTACTTTCTTACGTTGGTCTAATGTAACTGCTGCCGTACGTTCTTCAACGTCATCAGTAGTTGAAATAACTGCGCCATCAGTAGCAACAAACATTACCGGGCGACGGACGTTAATGGTTTCGCCTACTTTACGGAATTGGTCATCTAATTGACGATCGACTTTTGCACCCATCTGCAAAGAGTTCATAAACTCTTTAAGCATCAAGCGTGTTACAAGGGAGGTATTTTTAAAATTGTTAGCCATTTTCTTATTTCCTTTTTAGAGGCCTGAGCCTAATTGTGCTTAGCCATCCATGCATCAATAGACATATCGTCGCCTATATCGCTTGGAATAGCACTGCCGGAACTGATA